GAGAAATCGAGGGCGCACCGCCAGAAGATTTCCAGCCGGTATCGAAGGCCAAGAAGGCTTTTGTGAAGATTAGAACTGGTTATGGATTGGAAATATTGATGAAAGATGAGGCTTCTCAAGAAGAAACGCAACATCAACACATTCGCATTTTCTGTCCTCAATACGATAATAAGGAACGTGGGCCGCACGTTCACACTTATCAAGAATCTAAGGATGGTCCCGGCTTAATATTTTTGCGAGTTGGTGGAAACTATGTGGCAACGACTTATGATAACCACATGACTGTAGTTGGAGATTTTGAAGAGAATCCATCCAATCTAATTGAATTAGTCAGTAAAAACAATTTTGTTTATACCAAAGATTCTTACATAAATGTGAGCGATCAATTGCATTTATTTTACAATCCGAATGTTATATTGTTGTTAGCTGGCGAGGAATGTGAGGGTGGCAATAATGGATGCGATTGTGGCGGATCTAATCCTTGTACAGGCAACGTTTTAGTTTACGATCCATGTAATAATGTTGTCAGGGTAAGCAGTAAAATAATTGGAAGTTATTCACAAAAAGACACTTGTTGCACATTGGTTCCGTTTATCATGGGCAAGAAGTGTCCAGGCTGTTAATGAGGTAAAATATGGCACTCAAATATCCGGGTATACCTTATCCAATCACGAAGAATCCCAAGGGATTCTTCTTTACACAAGACGGAATAGATCAAGTGAAAGCAGATATGCTAATTCTCTTGCTAACTAATCCGGGCGAAAGGGTCATGTTGCCTAGTTATGGAACACCATTAAGAAAATTGATGTTCGAACCAAATGATCCAAGATTAATTTTAGAGGCAAAAAGTATGATTGCTCGCTCGCTTAAAATGTGGGAGCCAAGAGTGGCAATTACACAAATTGAAGTTAAAAATGGCTTGGATAAATATTCAAGATCATTGGAAGAAGATAAAACAGAATCGGATGCTGTTTTACTAATTAGGATATTGTTTGTGGATCGTTCCAAAATTGATCAAGTAAACGAATTAAAACTAGAAGTACCTATCGCCGGTTAACGGAGGAAAAATGGCAAGTAGTGGATGCCCTTTTGATATTCAGCCATATGCAAAATCTGAAATAATCAAAAAACCAAAAATATTTAATTTAAACTACACAAATCAAGACTTCTGGTCTATGAAGGCCAGATTGATTGAATTTACCAAACAAAGATATGAAAAGGAGTTTGGTGACTTTGTAGAATCTTCTTTGGCAATTATGTTAATTGAAAATTGGGCATTTTTAGCAGATACTTTATCTTTCAAAATGGATCAAATCGCCAATGAGATTTTTATTGATACAGTTACAGAAATAGATAATGCCATTCGTTTATCGAAACTTACAGGCTTTTCCCCACAACCTCCAATTGCAGCAAAATCGCTGTGGACTGCTTCTTTAAATAACCCTATTTTGACAGACGTGGTAATTTCTACACCATTTATCATAGACGCCAATGGCGGCAATCAAAGAATTTCTATGGAGCTTTTTGCAGCCGACGCAAATAACGATCCTTTATTTGATGAAGACATAATTATACCAGCAAACTCTATAGTAAATGCTAGTATTGTTGGTTTAGAAGGAAGAACAAGAACGCAAGCATTTGATGGAACAGGTGGGTCTGGACAATCCGTTAGCCTAAAATATCAACCAGTCATACACGATTCTGTACGAGTTGTTGTTGATGGCGTAAAATGGGAACAAGTAGAATATTTTACAGATTCTCAGCCAAGAAGAGAATATCGAGTAGAATATGATTCCAATTATTCTGCCTTTGTTGTATTTGGCAATAATAGAGCAGGTCTAATTCCATCTGTTGGTTCGAAAATCATTGTTAATTACAGAAGTGGTGGCGGCATTAAGGGGAACCTAGTTAGTAACGCTATCAAGACAGAAACTATTGTGACTGTACCGGGCCTTAGTTATTCAGTGCCTGTGTTCTTTAGCAATTACACCAAAGCACAGTTTGGGTATGATGGCGACACCATTGAAGACATACGCAGAAAACTTCCATCTTGGATTCGCACTCAAGATCGAGCGGTAACAGGATTGGACTATAAGACATTAGCAGATCAATTTAGCACGCCTTATCAAGGTCAAATTGGAAAATCTGTTGCCGTTCTAAGGAATTATGGTTGTGCCGCAAATGTAGTGGACATTTATGTTTTGGCAAGAAGAGATCAAGATTTACTTGAAGAAGCTGGCGAGCAGTTAAAGCTGGAGCTTAAAAATCATTTAGAAAAAAGAAAAATGATAACAGATCATATTTGTATAAAAAACGGCACAATAATTCAAGTTGATACTCAAATTGATGTTATCATCGACAGACTTTACAGAAAATTTGAGGAAGAAATTAGAGTCAAAATTGAAAGAAGACTGGTAGATTTGTTCGCATTGCCAAATTGGGAGTACGGACAAACTCTCAAAGAAGGCGAAATAGTAAAGGCGTTGTCTGATTTAAAAGAAGTGAAAGAATATAACATTAACTTTGTGACTGACGACGACGAAAATGGCGGAAGTACAGTTACTGCAAAGTACTATGAAATAATTAGACCAGATGTAACAGAAATAAATTTTGTGTACGAGTAAGGGCAAAATGGCCGTATTAAATGTAACAGAAAATCCATCTACAACAGATGATATAATATTTGAGCTAACCACTTTAGATGTGAACGGCTGTTTAACCGATCCGTACAAAGTGGATCAGTTAATCATTTATTATGTAGAAAGAGATTTTTCTAGCAATAATTTTAACGAATACAAAGAAGATTTTTACGTAACTGAAAAGATGAAGGCGGTTCTGGCAGCAGAAGCTCTAGTTTGTGCCGATCCTTCGCAAGAAAACATAAAAGCGGCACAAAGAGCTAAATTAGATGCAGAAGCTTCCAAAACCAATGCGTCATTCTACTTCAATGAAGCGAAGCCTGTTCGTGTCGTCGGAAACAAAGAATTCCCAGCATGGCTGTCTTCGGATGAAGAAAATTCATTCTTAGAGCATGTCACAGAAGATGAAGATGCAAATCCGCTGGTTGGCAATTTCAAATATACGTGGCAACCAGTCGGAATGAGAGAGGGCGATTACTTTATTTGTTGGACTTGGACGCCACTTTCTGGAGGGGAATCCTACTCGCAACACTTCAAGTTTTACTTGAAGGGCTCCACACAAATTACCACAACTATTCCTACGCACCAAACTCCACCAGAAAAATATGAAACACTATTAGAAAGATATACGCCAGAAATATTCAAAATGCTTATGTGTGAGGGCGACAGAACTTCTGATGTAATTGATAAACTCAACAAATCAGTAGCTGATGGATTTACCGTACTAGAAGATTTGGCAAATCAAATAATTGACCTTTATGATGCAAATGCGTTAGATGAATCTCTTCTGCCGTATCTTTCTAATACATTGGGTTTAAAACTAAAGTCCTATGATCCAACACGTTGGAGGAAACAAATCAAGCGTGCTATTCCTTTATATAAAAAGAAAGGAACAAAAGATGGGATAGTCGAGGGGCTAGATCAAGCTGGCATCAAGCTCATTGAATATACCAGTTTGTGGCAAGTGATTTCTGCCTATACTTGGCAAGAAATATTTCAATATAAGGGAGAAGATAGTTGGATTTTGGCCAAGGTCGCTTTGCCCATAGATGAAGTTAATTTCCAATTATCAATAAGAGCAGAAGGCGAAGAAGGTTACACGGAACTTTCTTCAGACTATGTTTCCTTTGAAACCGTGGATGGTGTAACAACCATGACTTGGGAAGGGAGTTCTCTTGAAACAGAACCGTTGGATTTAGCGGAAGGCGACATAATCAAAATTTTGTACAAATACAACGAAATCCCAAGTTCAGAAATACAAGATATAGAAGACTATGTGAGGACATTGCCGTTGGCAGATCAACGTGATGAAATAGATCAGGACTATCCTCTTAAAAATATGAATGTGCGATTAATTGCAGAAAATGATCCATTATTTGATACAATTATACCACAAAAACATCCATATCATGATGATGTTATCTTCGGTAAGGTAAGAACTGAATTCCCTTATTCAGAAAACATTTACAACATGGATGAATACAACGGTAGTATTCGAAATTCAAAAGAACCATGCGATATTGACAAAGACTTCCTTGACCCATGCTTTGCGTGCATTAGCAGCAAGTATAATGTGGATTTAGAAATAGAAGAATTGACTAGTGATAGAATCTTAGAGGCAATTCAGATACTTACTGAAAACATGCCATTCCATGCAGTGTTACAAAATATGAATATCTACGGTGGATTTCACGAATTCATGGAACAACCAGAAGAAGTAATTGAAGGTTTTTTAAAATATTCTTCCCATGATTATGTAATTGCCGGATCAGCCCAAAAGTGGTTTAATCGAGTCATGATAAACGGCAATACAACCGAAGCAATCTTAAGAAGCGAACTGGCAACAGCTAGTTCAGTGGCAAGTGGAACGGGCATTGCTTTCAATGACAAAATCATAATTTTCTGCGGCGATATAAATTTTGAAAATCTGGGGATGGCGAAAGATGGTAGTGCTGTACTAGAAATTCTTTCGTCATCTTTGGCCGGGAAATACGTAATAGACGAACCAAACAAAAATACTGCACAAGTGTCTCAAGGCAATGTTCTTGGGGTCAACGATGACAGTATTTCGGAGCCAATAACAGAAACTAACTCTTCATTTGAAAATCAAATGTTGAGCGACAGAGCCTTTAATTTCAGAATATCCAACCAAATAGAGTTCGAAACACCGTTGAGTGTGTCCGTCTATCAAGACAATATTCAGGAAGTCACGGATGAAAACTTGGATTATCAAATTTTGAACATTAAAACTCAATGGGATGTGGCTCAAGGCACTGCAAGTGCCCCGTGGCAAATGTCTATTCCAGCTTATTCTGGCACTCCTTATGAAATTAAGGATATTTTGCCAAACGGAGTAATAGTGCTAGACGACCCCGCTCACACACTACCTGCCACTAATAATACTATAACTTATACACTATTAGATGAGAATGATAACGTAGAAGGATCTAGCACGACAGGCTTTTTAAAAATCACTCCTAGAGGCAGAACTGTGGGCTGGGATGCTGATATCCAAAATAACTTATATTTACAAGAAATTGAGTATTATCAAATAATAGACGGCATTCAATATAAGATAATTGGCTTGGTCCCTGATACAGACGACGAATTTTACATTTCTGGTTATACCGATGGGGATTTAAGTCCGACCACTCTAACTGTTTGGCAGCGGATCACCGAAAATCAAATCGGTTATTTGAGCCATAATGGTTTAAAATTAGACACTTCTCCAACAAACTACGAGACAAATTTTCCAGTTTCCAACGGCGTGAATTCAGTTGTATCTACTCCTTTAGAGAACAATACATTTAAGCAAAACTATTTAGTTGAAATAGATGGTGACATTTATTTTATGGCGGAAATTGATGAATCAATTATAACACTTGAGGGACCAGATAATTATTGGAAAACATTGCAAGGCGGGGGGACATCAGTAAGCTACGTAATTTATCAATATGAAAAGACAGAAGATGTGAATATTCCGGGGCAAAAATTTGACCTCCCTGATTATACATTTAGAATAATAGACAGAAGAGGTGAAGAAATAATCACC